AACTGAGTTAGCGCAACTATGGGTTCACTTACTCGTAGGTAGATCGTATGCCCTTCCTCGTATAGCGAGAAGCTATAATGTTGGAATGACGTCCGTTCGATATGCGGTAGGTCAGCCTATGGGAGCATATTCCTCGTGGGCTATGCTCGCGGTAACGCACCATGCGATCGTGCAATTAGCAGCGATGCGGGTGTACCGGGTGAGAGGTTGGTTCGAATGGTATGCAGTACTTGGTGACGATATCGTCATTGCTGACGAAGCCGTGGCCCAAGAATACCTAAAGATAATGGCGGTGATAGGCGTTGAGATTGGCTTAGCCAAAAGCTTAGTCTCTCGAACTAAATCGCTTGAGTTCGCTAAGCGAACTTACATCAATGGGACAGACTGCTCACCAGTATCCCTCGCTGAGGCCCTTGTAGCATTACGCCACATCGGTTCTCTTGAGGAGCTAGTGAGAAAGCAACTTCGCTACGGGGTAGTGAAGTTGTCGTCTGTAGCACGATTCGCGGGTTTCGGTTACAAGGTACTATCTAAGCTCAGTCTTGGATTTGTATTGGCCAATCGTTGCGGTAGAATGTCGGCGTACTTGCATCGTCCAGGCGGCGTGTGGGCTATGCCTTTAAAAGACTGGCTCACTGCCGTAGGCCCTGGAATGATGGGAAGAGAAGTGACTACCTGGTGGAACGCAGGTTTCGCCTTGTGGAAACGGATCTTCCAGGCCTTGATAGGGAGAGTAACACGGTTTGAAGCCCATTTACCTTTTAGCGCCCTCTATAATTACCATAACGGTGAATATAGACCCTTAAAGAAGGGTGAGGCGCAACCTCATGGAGAGGCAAGTAAGAAGGGATTCGTAAGAGTTCAATCTTATTTGAAGGACGGGGGGAGTCTAACAAGATGTATTTCGGTACAAGCCTTTAACGACTTCTTCCGAGAGTGGGTGACGTATCCGCATACTCAAGCCTTAAGAAAGGTCTTCTCGAGTATCAATGACAAACTAAGAGTGTTGTCGCCGTTCGTGATGC